TCTTGATCTTTGACATAGTAGAAGCGGCATGGGGGGCTGGGGCCATGGGGATACCCTCCGTTAGCGTATATGTTCTAATACACAGAAGAGGAAAAACAGTCTGTAAACCACTTTCACTAAAACACACAACTTATACACATAGTTATACACACACGCAACAACCGGGGGAGAACATATAAGGTTCACACGGGACATGTACGTACCTAAATGCGACACTCTAATAAATAGTGCTTGACATTTTCAATACATAATGGTATAACTGTCTTGTTGCTTTTTATGACTGCTTCACTTAAGGTATTCATATAAGGTGCCTTCCTCTAAGCACTTAAATGCCTTTCTAAAGTCTTCTCCTAAAGGAAAAAGCACTTAAAGTACCTTCCTCTAAATGGCTTATCTGCCAAACACCTTAACTGGTAGCCTCTAGTTGGCTAAATCGCCAACACCTAAGGTGCAATCACTCAAACCCTAGATCGCCAACACTATAAATGTATTGTAATTTGAATGCTATGAACTAAATTGTAGTCTAATAGTAAATAAACCTTGACATTTAAACTAATATGGATATAACTGTACAACATGGATACAAACACGGATACGTTTGATACACGAACAGACGATATGCTCCTTGAAAAGATGTATAAGCTTCTAGGGGAGAACAAGTTGATGCAAGCTAACCTGCCTCACTCTACTACGTACTACGTAAGAGAAGCATTACACGCAAGGACAGGCAAACGCTACACATTCAAGCAGATCAACATGGCTATTAACCTCTTTGAAAAGAGAAAGAAAGAGACTTTATGAGAACACTATCAGAACAGCAGCAGTTATTCCTACAGGTACTCTTTGAAGAGGCTAATGGGTCTATCACAGAAGCTAAGAAGCTGGCTGGCTATGCAGCAACTACATCAACTACCTCTATCGTTAAGTCTTTGAAGGACGAGATAGCAGAACATACGCAGATGTACATTGCCCGTAACGCACCTCAGGCTGCAACAGCTATGGTGTCTGCCTTACGTGATCCTACACAGCTAGGAATCAAGGATAAGATGAGTGCTGCTAAGGATATGATGGATAGAGCAGGATTTGCAAAGACAGAGAAGGTGGAAGTTAAAACAACAGGGGGCATAATGCTCCTACCACCTAAACAAGATTAGCAGGAACACTAAGCACTTACGCCTAAGATAAGATAACTATAATGAGTGGCTTATAGTGTTCCTGCTTTCCCCTTTATGGAAGTAAATAACATGGAAGCAATAGCAATGCCCAGTGCAGGTGAGTACGAACTACCTGACATTGATATGGATTCATACGAATGGGTTCCTATACCTCGCATAGGTAGGACTGTACCCTTTGGATACATGCTATGTGAAGATGATACCGATATACTAGTACCTATACCAGATGAACTAGACTTACTTGAACAAGCTAAGAAGCATCTAAGGTTATACTCCTATCGTGAAGTAGCCGCATGGTTAACTACACAGTCAGGGCGTAGCATTTCTCACATGGGTCTAAAGAAGAGACAAGACAGTGACAGGAAGAACAAGACTAAAGCTAGAAGCGCAAACTACTGGGCCGAAAGGTACGCCAAAGCCAAAGCGATTGCGGAAAAGTACGAAGCGCACAGAAAAGGTGCAAGAAACTTTGCAGACAGACGCTTTACCTAGCACTGTAGCACTAGCAGAGCAGTTAGAAGAAGTAGATGTAGCACAACAGAATATAATCTTTTCACCTAATGAAGGGCCACAGACGGACTTCTTAGCTGCTGGTGAAAGAGAAGTGTTGTATGGCGGCAGTGCAGGTGGGGGCAAGTCTTACGCAATGTTAGCTGACCCACTGCGTTACATTACACACCCTCAGTTCTCAGGGCTGATACTACGACACACGACAGAAGAATTACGAGAGTTAATCTGGAAGTCTCAGGAGTTATACCCTAAGATAATTCCCGGAATTAAGTGGTCTGAACGTAAGATGACATGGACGGCTCCGTCAGGTGGGAGACTTTGGTTTTCCTACTTAGACAAGGATGATGACGTATCACGTTACCAAGGTCTATCCTTTTCTTGGGTAGGGTTTGATGAACTTACACAGTGGGGTACACCATTCGCATGGAACTACTTAAGATCACGATTACGTAGTACTGCACCAGAACTGCCTATCTTTATGAGAGCATCCACTAACCCCGGAGGTCGTGGTCATGCTTGGGTAAAGAAGATGTTCATTGACCCTGCTCCGTATGGTAAAGCCTTTGATGCTACTGATTCAGAGACAGGTCACCCAATGGTGTATCCATCAGGTCACTCCAAGGAAGGACAAGCACTATTCCGTAGGAAGTTTATTCCTGCAAAGCTATCCGATAATCCTTACTTGACTGAGACGGGCGACTATGAAGCAAACTTATTATCATTACCTGAGCAACAGCGTAGACAACTATTGGAGGGCGATTGGGACATTGCAGAAGGTGCAGCTTTCCCTGAGTTTAATCGGTCTATACATGTGGTGGAATCGTTTGAAATACCCCGTAACTGGACTAAATTCCGTTGTGGAGACTATGGCTATGGCTCTTACTCCGCAATTGTTTGGTGTGCTGTAGCACCTAACGAGCAGTTAATTGTTTACAGAGAGATGTATGTATCAAAGGTATTAGCGGAGGACTTGGCTGATATGATACTTGAAGCAGAGCAAGGTGATGGCCCTATACAGTATGGGGTACTAGACTCTTCCTGCTGGCATAAACGTGGTGACACTGGCCCTAGTATAGCTGAACGTATGGTTGTTAAGGGTTGTCGGTGGAGGCCATCAGATAGATCCAAGGGTACGAGAGTATCAGGCAAGAACGAAATGCACAGACGCTTACAGGTAGACGAGTTCACTGAAGAGCCTCGTATGATTATATTCAATACCTGTAATCACCTTATATCTCAACTACCGACTATACCTTTAGATAAAAAGAATGCTGAAGATATAGATACTAATTACGCACATGATCATTTATATGATGCACTTAGGTACGGGATTATGTCCCGTCCTAGATTTGGTGTATTTGATTATGACCCTGCAACAGCAAGACCCAACAGTCAGTACTTAGCAGACCCAGTGATGGGCTATTAACTTAATATTTTGTGAGTAACAAATGGCAGAACCAACGCAAGAACTAAGCAGTGAATCCATAGCTTTAGATGATGTCTCTGATGCAGTGGACGAAAAGCTGTATGTAAGTAGTTTAGTTTCCCTAGTACAAGAACGCTTTGTAAAAGCAGAAACTTCTCGTAGGCAGTATGAACAACAGTGGCTACAGAACTACAGGAACTATCGTGGTGTGTACAGTGATGCAGTTAAGTTCACTGAGGCTGAGAAGTCCCGTGTATTTATTAAGGTTACTAAGACTAAAGTACTAGCTGCATATGGTCAGATTACTGATGTGCTATTCAGTGCAGGTCGCTTTCCTTTATCCGTAGACCCTACTGTTTTACCAGAAGGTATCTCAGGAGATGTTCACTATGACCCTGCAGCAGAAGGTGCGGAAGAGTCTTCTCCTTATGGCTTTGCTGGCGATGGTAATGAACTACCTGCAGGTGCTACAGAATCCTCATTAATGCTAGGCCCACTAGAAGAAAAGCTAGAGGGTAAAGATATGAAAGAAGGTATGGGTTCATCTCCTACCTCAGTTAACTATAACCCTGCCATGCTTGCTGCAAAGCGCATGGAGAAGAAGATACATGACCAGCTAGATGAATCAGAAGCAACTAAGCAACTACGCTCTGCTGCATTTGAGATGCCCCTGTTTGGCACAGGTATTATGAAAGGCCCAATGGCTGTAGACAAAGAGTATCCTAACTGGGACAAAGAAGGTAACTACATTCCAGTTACTAAGACTGTACCTAAGGTATCTTATGTCTCTGTATGGGACTGGTATCCTGATCCTGATGCTGCTAGTGTCAGTGATTGTCAGTACTCTATTCAACGCCACAAGATGAATCGTAGTCAGATACGTGAACTTAAACGTAGACCTTTCTTCCGTAAAGATGTTATTGAAGCTGTTATCACTCAAGGTGAAGGCTACGTTAAGAAGTATTGGGAAGACGACTTACAGGACTATCAAGTAGACTCAGGCGTAGATCGTTTTGAGGTACTAGAGTACTGGGGCGTTATGGACATGAAGACTATTGAAGAGCATGAAATTGA